TTGAATCAAGACCCCGCGGCTATTCTCGCAACTTTTAAGTTTTAGTTTTCCTTCCATCAATAAGCTCCTTATTATCGACCGTAAGGCGGTTGAGATTTTTTCATTCATTTCACAATATCCGTTATCGGGAATAGCCGCGGGGTCTTGATTCAAAGCCATGTTTGTAGCGAAACATCTGTTGCAGGAGAACACCTTGCAATTAAGGCACTTAACAGCTTTCTGCCGCATCCCGCTTATTTTCTTAAACGCCTCGCTTGTCTCATCAATGCCTTTCCATACATCTCCCAGGCAAAAATCGTATTTCTTCGAATAGGCAACAAACCTGTGGCAGGGATATATCCTGCCTTCAGTTGAAACCCCGATCAAAAACTCACCGGCCCGACAGCCTCTCTGCCGATTAAATGAATTATTGACGATACGCTCCAGAGAGTTGTGAAGATAGTTGAAATATTGCTTATGTCCATTGCGATAATACAGCTCAATACATTTCTTTAACTCACTCACAAAATCACTGATCACTTCATCATTCCAATCGCCTTCTACAATAGGCGTAAGGTTCGTAACTGGAACCCCAAAGGAAAGCATTGCTTCAAAATCTTTTGATAACGACTTTATGTTATCAGGCGTAACGGTCATGCGCACACCGACACTTTGAAAAACCTCTCGTATTTTCTTTATGTTTCCGGCAATAACTTTATAGCTCCCCTTATCATTGGCAAATACCCTGTTGGCATTATGGGTTTCCTCACAGCCGTCAAGAGATATCTGAAAATGCCAGTTGAAATTATTGTACGGCCGTATACTTTTAAAATAATCTATCATTTCATCAGTCAACACTGTTCCGTTTGAAAGGATATGAACACCTGCTTTAAAGTTCAGTTTGTCACAGATAGTGTGCAGATAATCTATGCCCGCTTTAACTGTGGGGAAGTTGAGAAGAGGCTCTCCGCCGAAGAACGTAAACGTTAAATTTTCAAACGGGCGGGTAAACATTTCCTTTTCGTAATGTCTTACAAGCCAATCAATAGTCTGGCGCATAGTTTCCGGTGACATATCACCGGTACGGTTTTCCTCATAGCAGTATTTACACTTAAGGTTGCATTTATTAGTTACAAAAATATAAGCTGATTTCGGTTTCATTTTAATCTCCACAATCACATTCACTGCAACACTGCTCCTGGCAAGTACACGTACAGGTACAAGTGCATGTGCAGGTGCAAGTACAGGTGCATTCACACTCACAGCAGACTATATGCGTATGAGCCGCCAGGCTTTCCAAATGGCTTCTTAATTCTTCATGCGCCGATGCCTTAACCCATGTAACCAGCGCGGTAACAGGATCATCTTCGAAACTAAATCCCGGATTATAAATATCCGAATTTACGCCATATGCCGGTACATAATGATTATGGCCATCAAAATCCTTAATAAAACCTATGATTTCATTCGTATGCGACGCCTTCGGCGGAGTTTCATCTACAACAAGCTGAGCATTCGATTCAGCCCAGGCGACCGCTACATCAGGCAACTCAGCGTTTGAATTATTTCCATTAAATACATGATAATGGCCGTCCAAAGCTTCCAAAGCCGCTCTCAGCTCCACAATATGCGTCTTTTTAACAGGCGTCACATCCTGAACCAGGGGATTATCTGTCCACGCTACGGGGACAGGATTCCCTCCTGAATCTTTCGGGGGCCCGCTTGTATAATTTCCCATATTTCTTCCTCTTAAGCGTACACCGCTCTTGGCGGAGTGTTTTCAAATCTTGAATTAGCGTTGTTATATCTGAGTGTTTGTCCATCCTGAACCGTATCAAGGTGTACGGGTATAGTCTCGTAGAAACCTCTGGCACCGGCGCCGTTAGTCCCGTAATATTTAGTATTTCCCGGCGAAGTCGCGCCGCCTTCCAGTTTCCCTGAACCCACACCGCCGTCTTTTAATTCCAGCTTATCCGTTCCTGAAATCTGAAAGACACCGGTCTCAATTAACCCGTCCAGGTATTCCGGTGTAGTATCGCTTACATCAGCTTTTAATTTGTTTGGCGAATTCTCTGCAGGTAAAACTCCTGCCGCTGACGGCACGTTCATAAGGCCCGTGAGAGCCGAACCATTGACCTTATTAGCCGTGGCAATCTGAGCGAGTTTTGTGTCTTCAATGCCAGCACCGGGGGATACCTTCGCGTTTGTAATCTGCAAATTAGGATCCGTACCAAGTTCTATAGCGTCCCAGTTTGCCCGGCAGGCGGGCGGAAAGTTTATCAAAAGCATATCATTTTCCGGTGTCGTCTTGTCCCAGGCCATCGGGCACCTCCTTATTTTTGTATGTTTGAGCGACTTTATTCATATCGTATAACTCAATGCCATGCTCCCTGAGAGTCTCAATCCAGCAAACATCATGCATGAACAAATTCTGCGCGTAATTATACGCCTGCTCAATACAGGTAAAAACCATCGGTCTCTTGCGGGGTGTTCTTAAAACAATGTCACCTTTAACCGTTACATAGGCCATGTTCTCAGGGATCTTTTGTTTGCATCTATGGCAGTTCATCAGTTATAACCTCGCTTTTTTTTGCGTGTTTAATCAATTTTTCTATCAGTCCGTTAAGTGCCGGTTTGCTGAAACCGGCGTTCCTGATCCCAACGCTCTTAGTCTTGCCAATCGTACCGCCATCATTGACCTTATAGAGGATCACTCCATTGGTAAATTTGCCTTCCACGAACTCAATAATAATTTTGTTTGGTATTAATTTCTTTGCCATCATAACTCCTATATCCCGTGACTATGCCAGTCAAAGGTTCCTGTTTGCGCCACTCCCTGGGCGTTGTATAACTTGACCGTAAATCCCGTTGTTGACTTACCGGCAAATTGCGAATAAATGCCGGAGCCGCTTGTTATCTCAATATGAACGCTCGGTTCTTCATGAAATATTTCCGTAAAAAAGATTTCTTTACCGTCATTCGCAACCGTAACTGTATCAGTACCGTGTTCGTCTATATCCGGAAGATCACCGAAATAACTCAATGTCGAACAGGTAATATAGTCACCTAAATTCTCCCTGGATAAAGTCATCTCGATTTGAAAATATCTGCAGTAATAATCACCCGGCTGGTAAACTTCCCAGTCACTCCAGACAATGTTATCTTCAGACATCCTTATCCTGAAACCGGCCGCTCTGAGCGTTTCCTGTCCGGTAAACCGGTATGTTGTGCTGTCGTTAAACCTGGAAACACCGTCACTGTTAAAGCGTCTCCCTGTAGATATCGAAGCAATAACGTCAACCCCGACATAAACGGTAGCCACATAACCAAAATCCCTTACAGGCGCTGTATAGGTCCCCGAAAACTCGCCGTCTGAAATGATCAGGGTACCGCCGACCTTTTCAAGGTTTAATAGTGTTCCAAGCCAGTCAGGATGTTCTTCAAATTCAGCGATAATATTACGAAAAGGAATAGTGCTTACCGTAACTATCGCTTCTTTCGCGTTATCTGAATAATTGCCTGAGGTATCAAGGGCTTTGATCCAATAGCTCTGTTCAACGCCCATTTTCACATCCGTGGTCAAAAACGAGGTTCCCTGCTGAAAGGTAATAAACTCTCCGCTGTCCCAATCCTCACCACGTCTGATTTCGTAACCCCATACATCAACATCACTTATCGCTGTCCAGCCAAAATAGATCATGTCTCTGTTTTGATTAACCAAAAAGGAAGTAACATCCGTTGGCGGCGCGGCTTTACCGACAACAGTGATTTCCTGTTCAGGTGAAGTATTGAACGCGCCTTCTTCGTCCATATCCGTGACCGCCACAACTTTGACCTTATATGTGTAGTTGGAAATAATATCCCCGAGTATCTGAAAATGCGTGCCGGTGGTTTCGCCTCGAAGGCCCCAGCTGGCTCCGTCATTATCACTTAGATATATTCTGGCCTTGGCGTAGGTTTTTACGAAATATGATGCCGCGTCCGGTTTATCGAACCAAACATCAATAGTATTCTCAATTGTACCGTCAGCTTTTTTAACGATGGCTTCAGTCAGGTTTAGATTTTCAACATTTGGGATTTCAGTTGAAAGCGAAGAGTAGTTGCTTTCGGGCAGTATAATATCCGAATCGTCATACACATTCTCGTTATACTCTAATGCCTGTATCCGGCATTCATTGGTTCCCTGCCTTTGAATAGAAACCACTCTGAAATCTTTCTTAATTTTGTTTGTTTCGCCGATAGCGTATACATCAAAGGCCTGAGGCGTATTCGCAAAAGCCTCACACTCAATCTCTGTATAACTTCCCATAGGAGAAGTAATATTTTTCTCCTCAATCGTATCGTCGGAAAACCTGACCTGAATCTTGTAGGATTTGCCGTCTTCAATAACCATTGTACGGTCAAGTTTAATCAACGTCGCGGTCGATCCTGACTGCACACGCCCCGAAAAACCCCACTGCGGCACATCATGAGAAATTGAAATAATGTCTCCTGCCTGACAGGCGATAGCGTCAATCCCGGCCCTGAAAGCGATTGTACGGTTAATATACTTTGCGACCTTAAGCGCGTATCTCCCGGCCCGAATAGCATAGCTTAGGCGAGTAGTGAAAAGACGAATTTGACTCTTGCGCATTGGATCCCCGGCGGCCAAAGCATCCTCGTCAATATAAGAAACCGTCTCCTGGCGGTATCCTTTATCTTTATCCATAAACTGAATTTCAATAACATTAGGGATTTCTTTCATCGTCTTCCAGCTCTGGGCGAAACTACCTTCAATGATATTGCCCATACCGAAAAGTTGCGTTGGATTGGTAGCTTTATCTATCTTAAACGACACTCCGCCAGCCGAATACACCGGCATAGCGTTGAATGTAGCGCATAACTGTATCAGCACATCCAGTGCCTTTGAGTTTGAATCGATAACAACATCCATCCGAAATCGCTTCTCAAAACCGCCTTTGCCGTCAGCTACTTTTTTTTCACAGTAGCGTGACATTTCGAGTAAAGACGCGTTGTCCAGGTTGTCTGATGATATAAATTCACCCAGGCCGTAGCGGTTGTTAATTATAAAATCTCTTAAACACCACACAGGATTTGCCGAGTATTTTCCGGTAAAAGTCGATCCGTCCCACGAAAGAAGTGTATCGTCCGAAAGCAATCTGTAATCGGTGCCGTCCCAATAATAATCTTCCCAGTCAACCGGCGTTCCGGCATTACGGATATCCGGAACCGATACCTGTTTACCCTTAACAACGCATGTTATATTAGGCATTGATCCTGATAACTGATCCGTTGCCAGAAGTTTAATACCTAAAAGGGCAGTGTTGGGATACCTGAGGTCATCTGTTTTAATCTCATCAATCTGAAACCACATAAGATCGCCTTGTTTTAAGGGATCAAGTGAAGAATCCTCAGACGTTCGTGTTATCCGAATATCGTATTGTCCAGGAGTTAAGCCCTCTTTGCGAAAGATCCTGCGAACAGTCGATCTCGATTTTCCGGAAATTGTGGTTTCACCTAAATCGATATAAACTGGATCTGTATGCAGTTTATATTCAACACGATAGGTGACAATGCGGGTTGTCCTTTGTAAGGTTTACATTGACAGGATAAAGGTTGTGCAGATCCTCAAAATTCGGGATCAATGACTGATTGTTGGCGCCATGCCTTTCAGTTACGCTTATCCCGCTGAAATTGCCGATAGGATTGCTGTTTATCTTGATATCGTCTATGGACTCGATTATACCTTCACATAAAGACAAAAGAACATTGAGGTAATTCTTATCACCATCGTCCCATATGTACTGGTTAATAATATTTCCGCCGATCTTATGTTCGCCGTATACAACCGCAACCGGTACACCTACTTCCTGAATCGTCTGAACACCATCCCAGCCGTATGTGGGCGAGCCTTCATCAAGTCCGCCTGTCGGCCCGGCCCCTAAATTAAAGTCAGGCATTCTCGGCTGGTTCATGTATTGATATATTGAATACCCCATGGACAGCACAAAGAAAGTGAACAGAAAAGGGTGAGCAACGGCTACAGCCCACACGGCTGAAACAATCGCTGAAATCACAGCAACAACAGGAGCCTTAACCTCAGGGATAATCGTAATCTCATCATCTTGTTCAATACGCGCGTCAAGGTCTTTGACTCTCTTGCCGGTAACAATAACCCGCTTGTCTTTATAATCAAATCCCGAAACATCAAGATGGCCTCGCAGAGTCTTGTCTCTTGAATATGAAACTTCCAAGGTTTTAGCTTCGTTTAATTTGAAAGGATTATTTATGTTTCGTACAGTTACCATCTTATTTTCCTTAAGCGATAAAAGCCTTCCGTTCTTTTGCTCCAAGCCTCATCGTCAAGCCTTGAAACCACCACGCCTTGTCTGGGGCAGTGGATAAACTTCCTGTTTTTTAAAACAATGCCCGCATGGTTAGCCACGCCTCTTGAGTTTAAAAACAATACACCGTCCAGAGTTTGCGGAACGTCAACTTTTTTCCAGTCGTTCTCATAATTCTCTCTGAAATAATCCCTGCCTCTTAATCCCCAGATCTTCTCATATTCCAAATCTTCGACATCAAATAACTTAAATCCCATGTCCGCGTATACCAATTTAAGGAACCCCCAACAGTCCAGGCCTGCCAATGTCCTGCCCCTGTGCAGATAGGGAATACCCAGATACTTATCCGTAATCAGCTTCTCTACATGATGTATATCCGTCTTGTCGGCACCGAAGGAAAAGCCCCGAACCTCTGATAATTGTTCAGTTGTTTGCATCTTTGCTGTGTCTTGTCGCATGTTATTTCCGCTCCCGCGTATCCGCATTCTGTGGATTTAAACTTCCAACTGCAGTAGTTTCTCGCGTACCTGCGTGCCGGAAGATCCATACCTAAAACGTCAAATTTGCTCGTCAGCGTGAACTCGACGTTGCTCTGATCCGCTGTGTAATTATCAATATAAAAAATATCGTCGATATACGCGTCCGGATCGACTAACTGATCCGCCCAGACCGTACGAATAATGACCTTTTTGCCCCTGAAATCGTACTGTTCCAGATAAAGCTGAATAAGCCTTGATATATTTGCCAGCCGCACTTTTACCTGATCGATCTGCCCCTGATTATTTTCTCCGGTAAACTCGTGCGTAATGGGGAAACGGGTATAGGTCACGGCATTATATACAACATCTTCGTCATATCCGGCTAAATGCAGATCATTTGACCCGTCGTAATCTTCTATTATGTATAAGAAGACCGGACGGTTTTCCTGTTTCGCTTTTTCATTTTTAAATGTCGCGTCAATATCTCTCGGCATTACTTGACCTCTCTTAAATTAAGTTCAAAATCATAAAGCTGATATGACTTCATAGCGAATTTGAAACTATCGTCAACAAACCTGACGGTGTATTCCACTGAGTCATTTGAATTAGTCCATGTGAAGCTGGCAAAAGCTCCATACTTGCTGATAAAGAAATCTTTTACAGCGTTCATCTCTGTTAATGTTCTTGTCCTGAACCTCAGCGTCCATTTTCTGATGGGATTTTCCCATTTACGTCTCCTCTGCTCAACACCGCTTTCAAACTCTGAAATCAATGTTTTATATTCAACAGTTTCTTCGATAACAAAATCGGGTTTAAAATTAAAATCGCTCATGTGTAACTCCTGATAACCGATCTTATTTTTCCGTTATTGTAAATGTCATCGGCAATAGCTTCCGACAACATCTTTCTGTTGCGCCAAACATCCTGCGCGTCCCAGGCCTGCACTACCTGATTGATATTAATAGTCACTCCGCCTCTGACTTCTTCACCGCGGTTAAGCGCTTTTAAGCTCTCTGAACCGCCCAACGCGCTCATACCGCGTCTTGATAAAACACCTTCACCGGTCTGCGCTACTATCGGCACCTCATCCGGCGCAAGCCCCTGATGAGCTTTAATAAATCGTCTGCGTCTTTTTACCATGCCGCCTTCATGGAACAGACTACCCACGGGCACACCGAATATACTTCCGCCAGCTCCGCCCGCAAAAGCGGTAAGCAGTTTGATCATTACAATCTTCGCGAGTATCTGCGATATGGTCTGAAGCATGGCTCTGCCAAAATCCGCAAATACTTCTTTCAGATTTCTAAGTTCTCCGGTGAACGCCTTGAAGAAAAGGTTGGAAAAAGCGCTCTGCATATTTTTTGCCGTCTGCTTTACGAACTCATGCATCGCGTTAAATTGTTTGACAGTGTCTTTTGCGCTTTCACCGACCTGTTTAGCCACGTTCTTTAAAATCTCCGCGGTCTTGTCCCCGGTATCTTTAACCTTAGCAAACACCAAGTCGTACTGATCCATCGCGACTTTGGCACTTTCCATCGCCGCCAGCTCAAAGACTTTTTTATTGTTCTCTATACTGCCTGAAAGTTTTTTTACGCTTTCAGCCGCCTGCCGGTAAGTCTCACCCATATGTCCGGGCAGTTTACCTAAAACCTCGTAAAACTTTACGAGTGGCACCAATAGCTTCTGGAAAACCGTGTTTGCCGCTTCCAGCAGGGTAAAGAAGCCTGAAATAATCTGATTCATAAAGCCCTGGATAAATCCAAGCACATGCCAAAGTGCCTGACCGATCTTTTCCGCCATATCCTGCCATCCGGCTTTGAGTTTCTGCATTTTTTCCAGATTCGTCATTGTGGAAGTATCTATCCTCTGGAGGATTCGTTCTCCGGCTTCAAGAGTGGCATTCAGAAAGGCTTGTTTTCTTTCCAGCTCGGTTAATTCTTTTGTGGATTTTCCAATGGATTTCGCGTACTTCGCATAAGCGTTTCCGGCGCTTACAATAATCCCCAGGTTATCAAGAATCAGTTTTGACTGACGACCTACACCGATAGCAATACTCTCAAACATAAAACCCACATCTTTGCCAAAAGCCCTGGCTGAGGCACGGGAAATCTCCATCATCTTGGCTAACTTTGTCGGATCGATTCCTAAAATCATTGCCTGTGACGCTTTTTCCATAATCTGTGAAGTAGACAGAGTTTCACCTGACATCCTACGCAGATCCTCCACAATTTTATCCGCGCTCATACCCACAGAGGCGGCAAGGTTTTTAAATGCCTGACTTTGTTGTTCAGCCTTCGCGCCAAGTTCCATAAGCTCCCACGCTTTACGCAAAGCCATAATAGACGCTGTAATCGCGGCGGTAATAGCAAGCCAGTTTTTCTTCCATGAGTTCGCGAACCTTTGCAGTGCACCACGCACGCCCTGAAGGCGTTTAGTGGCTTCGTCTCTCAGCTTTAAAATTATGGATAACTGCTTATTGCTCATCTTTTAAACAGATTCCTTTTCCTTATTTTTTCCGCTTCCATTTTCTTTAATTCCTTAGAAATAACTTCAAAGGCGTCTAACATTTTTGCCGGTTGCTCAAGCCATCCTCCGGCATTCGGCAAAAATCCAAGTTCATAAAAATTAAATGCCCTGATAAAATCCGCGCTTTGACGCGTAACGATTTTAAAAGGGCATCCTTGATATTCTTCGCCGTTTAGTCCCCAAGTCTCTTGTCCCTGGATCTCAAACTCACATTGCGCCTTCTCTCCCGATAAACAGCTTTGGCAGTTCACAGCAAGGTCACCCAAATGAACCGCCACAATTAGTTTTTTTGCTCACCCTCCGATAATCTGGATTCATCCAATATCACCTCCGCAAGCTCCTGCCTAAGCTCGCTTGGAAACATCGCTATAATTCTATCCGGCACGGCATCCCGCATTTTCCCCGCGTAACGAATAGATTCAAACTTAAGCTCAATAGGTTTTTTAACCTGAGGATCCAGGAAATTATCCAATCCTTTAAGCCCGAATTTAATAGCCGCTATCTGACGTTTGTTCCAGTTAAGCCGCACTTTTGCTTTATCCGTTGGGTTGGTTGAACTCATCTCATAGCTTGACGAATCGTCGTCAATTTCAGCCCTGAGTGCAGGGTCCAGCACACCTATGTGAAACACCGTTGGATTATCTTTGTCCTGATCAAGTTTTGACGTGTAATTTCTTGTCGCGTTTATATCGATTCCTGTCAACATAGAGGGCCTCCTTTTTTTATAAACATAAAATAGTTAATTCATCATCGCCCGGTTCCAGTGTTCCGTTTAACGAAAAACTCGCGCGGGCGCTCGCGATGCCTTCCCTGTCTTCATCAGCAATCTTTGAATACTGCACTCTTGGCGCGTAAAACCAGAACTTGTTGCCGGAAACCTCGCCGACCTGAAAGTTTAAAACCATCTCATCGCCGTTAAACCACTTACCGAAGAAATCATGATTTGACACGCTTACCATTTCAGGATTAAGCGAACCTACCGGCTTTCTGTCAGATATGACATAAGAGAATATCCCGGATTGCTCGTTTACATCATCGCGTACGCCTAAGACATTCGCCCAGTCAATCTCAAGCTCGCTTAGTTTCGCCTGCAGATTATCCAGCCAAAGATAGGCATTCAGGAAAACAGGCGGCTTGGTCGATTCGTGATTTATAGACGAAAGAAGTCCTGCGTCTTGCGTGTTTAAATATGCTCCTGAGAAATCAAAGTCCAGTATAACCGGTTCGCCAACTTTAAAATTAAACTTCACCTTGCCGCGCGCGCCTTTTAAGACTTTTTTACCACCGTCTTGATCCCTGCGGGATTTGTTATCGGTTTTAATTCTCTGCCGACTTCCGATGGATCCGAACCGGCTGTTGCTGAAGCTCCGGAAGTAGACCCTGTAATAGTCTCTGCGTCCTGAAATGTTCCCGACGCCTCAATGAAATAGAGAGTAGTCGTACCGTCGGCTGTATCTATAACAACACGCCCTGTTGCTCCGGAGGTACCGCCGACAATGGTCTCACCGTGCTGAAACGGCCCTGCGGTTATCGCCCCGATTGAAATAGACTGCAATGGCTCAACCTGCCAACCGCAGGCTTTAAGAAGCTTAAGCCATTCAGGTTCAGTAGTGGATACACCGGAACCTCTTAATCTTAAATTAAACGTTAGTCTTGATACTTTTTTTCCCGGGAGGTCACCAACTTTTGAAAAGCTGGCGCCTACTGGATTCCTTTCATGCAGAGGCGGATCCACATCTATAACAGGATTTTCAACTAAAAGTTTTGCGTCCTGGCTGGCCAGCGCCTCTTCAATGCCTTCGGCGCTTTCAACCTTTGCGGCAAGTTGTCTTCTTCTCGTCAACATATTTTATCCCTCCTTTTTAAGCAGACAAAGTTGGATCAAGCCTCTCGTGCCTGTACTTTATCTCAATCTCAACAATGATCCCGGCATAGTGCTGACCTTCAGTTGTCTCGAACGGTGTAGTTCCCAGCACGTTTGTATCAACCGCGTATCCTCCGCGGGTATGATCAGCTAAAACCGCTTTTTTTATATCGCCCTGCAATCTATTTAAATAAGTGTCCGTAGAAATAGCCTCATCTTCATCACTTACATAGAAACAATCGAGATAGACACTTAATGTGCATTCCTCAAGAGGATAGGGCGCGGACTGTTCGGATTCATCGCCCGGGCTGATAACAACAGCCGGGAGATTAACCAAGCTGTTGCCGTGCATTGACCAGCGCTGGATAGTCTCAGGAGTAAAGTCAAAGTTATAGCCGCCCGCAACAGTTATTCCTTCAAGCGTGGTTTTTAGGTTTTCAAGTATTTTTTCTCTTACAGTTTCCATTAAATTTTCCTTAAGGCACTGTCTATTTTTTGATTGAGAATGTCGATCCTGTAATTAACAAGCCCGTCCCATGTTCTGTAAAAACCGAGCCTTGGCTTCAACCTGACCTGTCTTTTTAAAACAAAAAGAGGCAGTATTTTCTGCGTTCTTTTTGTAACCCTTGCTAAAAATGTCTTGCCCCTGAATCGCATAGGGTGTACGTTTTTCAACGTCTTAGGCTTTCTGTATCTTGTTCTTAGCTTCCCGCGCGCGGTAAACATCTGCGTCCTTGCCGATAGAGGAACCGCAAGCCTGCCACCGCCGGAATCTTTTACAATGCCGCCTGTCTCATGAATCCTGGCGATCTTTGAATCTGAAAAAACTTGAATGCCCATTCCTTCGATAGTGGGCGATACTAAAAACGTACGCTTAAACGTACCAAAAAGGCCGTGACCTGAAGCGCCCCGCACGCCTGGAGGTCCCTGCAGTTGTTGTTTCCTGAACCTTTTCAGAAACCCCTTGCTTATCCTGTCCAGACCATCACCAAGTTCAAATTTTAAGACCTTGGGAGCGATCTTCAGCGCCTTATCAAGCGCGCGTTTATCTATCATTAAATGCCACATTCCATTGTCGCTACTCAACACTTCATTGATCCTGGCTTCCCTGGCCGTACCCTCAACATCCTTAAGCGTAATGCGATCGTCTTTTTTATCTATCGCGATGACTCCATTGACATCGTCATTCGCGATATAAATCTCTGCCTGTTTCCTCAAAGAACGGCTCGCGTTCTCGGAAAAAGGTTCAAGACCTTCGCGTACTATTACTGCTTTAATAACTTTAGGGAACCCACCCGAGGGAAGATAGGTAATCTCTTCGGCAAACTCGTCCGTATTAAGAAACGTATTGACAGAATCCACGGGCAGTTGATCTTTAAAACTCATCAGGCAAGCTCCTTTGGTTAGCACCCGGGGGCGTAAAAACCCCCGAGTGCGTTGTTACCTTCAAGTTTAAGCGTCAACCTTCATCAGATGAGCAAAATAAGGATCAATGATAATCTCATCAACATGCTGTCTGACCCTGAAAATGTCGCTTCTGGCGGCATCATCCCTATACTGCTCAACTGTCGCGTTCTCAGGGCTGTCGGCAGTCCAGAGGAACGTCCTTCCCATGGAAGGATCTGAAAGCCTCTGGCCTTCACCAATCACAGCTACCATGACATAATCGTCACTCCAGATGTCGGCCCCTTTGAAAGATTTGCCTTCTTTGGCGCTGTTGTAGATACCTTTTCCAACAACTATTCTCTTTACGCCTAAGATATCCGCCAAAGCGTTAAGGATTTCCGCCTCAGTAAGTCTTGCGACATACTGAATCGCGCCTTTAATCCCGGAGTTAGCAAGCAATCTGTCAATGTTCGCTTTACCCATAATGAGCGTTCCCGGATCCATGCCGCAGTTTTTTCTCACCTTTTCTCTGACTTCACGCACCTGGGCGATAACATCGCTTGAGGCGTTATCCCATGGCTCGGCTGAGTAATCAGTGAAAAGGTCAGCTCCTGAGAAAGTCGTAGTATCGAAAACAGCCGATGCGATACGCTTTTCCTGAGCCTGAAGAACCCTGCGGGTTACAATCTGCACAGTTGTAAGCTCTGAGTCAAAGTCGCTTGCGTACATCTCTCGCTCTGAATCATCCAGAGGCCCTTCAAGACCATGCTCTTCGCAATTGTACTGACGGTCTTTGGCCTGAAAAGAATCCCTGTTGTAGTTGCCTCTGGGAGCCCGTTTTGTGTCGGCGTCCCGGGTGATGCTTTCCCTTGTGATAGCAGGGAAAATGCTAGCCTTCTTTTGGGTAGGGAAGATAGGCAGAACCTTTGTACCGATAAACTCATCCTGCGCCTGTATAAATTCCAGGGCCGCTTCACCCAGCTCGAGTCTCGGTATTGCTCTTGTCCCTTGATAGTCCGGCATTTTAATTCCTCCTTAAATTTTTAATTCCTGTTAAACCAGTAAACCTTCAACCACTTCGAGATCATCCGCTGAAGCTTCAAGAACCCTGCCCTGAACGGAACCGTTTACCACGGCTGAAATCTTTCCGTCATCCGCACCGTAGAAATCACCGCCAACAGCTATAGCGTCCAGCGTTACCAGCTTGAACGTGCGGCTTCTGGTTTTTAAGTCAACCGTTACATGCTCGCCCTGGGCGGCCTTGGCGGCCGTTATGCCGATAAAATCCTCTCCGGCATCGGCATATTCAACCTGTGATCCGCTTCCGGCTGAAAGTTTAACCCTGCGGTAAGCTTCCAAAGCTTCTCCCGCTACAAATGCTTTTAATCCTATTGTGTACTGTGACATTCTCGTCCTCCTTTATCCCATTTCTAACGGGATTTATTGTTCTCTTTTTTCCGCAGTCTTCTGTAACGCTACAGTCATACTGCAGTTGTGTTTTTCTTTATATTCCTTAGCCCTTTCAAGATGACTCTTTTTCTTCGGATCCTGAGGATCCTCGGGATTGTCCGGGCCCACGCCTTTCGCCGAAGAATCCCTGAGACCTTTAAGCTGATTCTCCTGAAACTTAATGGTCGCCTGATCTAAAGAGAAACCCTTTTCAATAGCTTCAAGAGCGGCATGACCCATATCCTGAAACGTCTCCGCTTTCTTAAGTATCTCAACAGTTCTTTCTCTTTCGAGTTTTTGTCCTTCGCCGACACCTTGCTTCACACCTTCCTCGACACCTTGCTTGTGAACAGCATCAAAGATATCCGCTCGCTGTTCCTTTAGTTTTTCTACTGTCAACTCGTCAAACATTTTGTCCACCTCCTTTTTCTTTGATACGGTTTTTACTACCTTGTCATTCGATCGATACCTTTCCAGAAACGCAATCACGCCTCCAATCGCGTCCGGTTCCTGTAAGAATCTATCTAAAAAGGCCGTCATCTCGGCAGACGGCTGTACGCTTTCTGAGAAGAACGGCATCCCAAAAAGTCCGTTATTAGCCGCGGGATCATCAACAACATCTACCGAGAATAAATTTTTTACCCGAATAAACGGCGGTAGTTGATTCCCGTTCTCGTCTTTTTCCTCACGGTTTTCTTCATCCCAATAAATAACCATGGAAGATCCGAAAGCATTTGGGTCGCTCTCAGCAAGATTTGTTACATAAGTCGCTAAATCTCCATCAGGCGTAGAATGCGCTGTCTTATCAATATGCAGATCCGCGCGAACAATATCTCCGTCACGCCTGAAGTTCTTAACCCGGCCGAGGAATGTACCCAGGGCGGTCGAACTCATGTTGGGATGGCCGAAACGGGATTTTATCCCAATTTTAGATTTATTACCAAGCTCCACAATGCTATCTAACGCGGCGTCATCAAATTCACCACGCGCGTCTTTGGTTATTCCTTTAATAACCACGGCAAACCCGCTTATAACATCGGTATTTTTATCAACACGGATATCACCGCTTCGTGCTACATCAGTTCTAAAGAAGATATTTTTATCTGCCATCTTTTTCTCCTGTTTTTTCTTCTATGCAGACAATAATGTTGTGAGGCATAGCCATGTTTTGTCTGCCTGAAACTTTAATTTTCCTGATCTTCTTTTTGGATTTCATCTTCTTTGTTTTCTTCTCCATCATTTAAACTTCCATTGTTCTGCGGCAGTCCCAGTTCATTCATCTTGTCGAGTTCACGTTTTCTCTGTTCAAAACTTTCCTCCCAATCCTTGCCTCTCGCGGAATACAAATCCGAGTGGGTGACTATGCCGTTTTTAAGCCCCACTTCCGCGGCTTTGGCTTCTTTAAGCGGATCAACCCATTCCCATCCAGGAGCTATCCATGTCGCGCCGGTCCAATATCGTCTTTTTTCGTAAAAAGAAATCGCTCCCAGCTCGCCTTTTAAATACGCTTCTTCCAAAACCATATCCCATACCGGCTGGCAGAGCTTTCTCGATAACCATTCCTGTTTGACTTTAAAATATCTACGAGCCTCTAAAAGAGCCGCCCGCGCGCTTGAATAATTGGTTTTTGAAAAGTCCTTGGCAACCAACTCATACGGTAAACCCAGCGCGGCTGAAATAGCTCTCAACATTCTCTCTACAAAAGGCTCAAATGTCGCTCCGGGGCGTTGAGGATTAAACGAGGTAATCGATTCACCCGGCATCAAGTGTTTGATCATTCCCGGCTCCAGAGATTCGACCAGCTGATTTGACATATTTCTTTCATAAGCCGAATTTACCGCGATATCCATCGATGCCTCAGAAGTAATAAAAAGAGAAAAACAAGCCGCTATGCGCGCGGCAACGAGTTCTGCTTCGGCGTATTCTGCTAAATCTTTAAAGTAGGTCAGTACAGGGGCAAAGAAAGGAACGCCGCGTGTCTGTCCGGAACGTAAAACATGATAGAGATGAAAAACATTCCTGCGTCCGTATTTATTCATTGCCGGTATCTCCACAAACTTTTTCTCTCTTTTGGCATACCTGAAATCTCCCGGGTGCGTTTTCTGAATAAAATAGGATACAGGCTCGCCGTTTTCTCCAATCCTGACTCCGCTTCGGATAGACTTATCGCTTCGTTTATCAGGCGGTGTCTCCAATCGGTCCGATTCAATTACCTGCAGAGCCAAAGAATAAGGCCTGTTGTTGTCTTTAACCATAAGAGGGATAATAATTGCTTCGCCATTCTCTAAAATCTGGCGGTCAACTAACTGCTGAATTTCGTAAAAGTCCATACGTTTGCCAGCATCGGAAAAAGCAAGCCATCTTTTCCAGCTCCGTTCCGCTCTCTTTTGAAAGTTAGCCGCTGACTTATCGCTTATACCAAGAAACTCTTTATCGACTCTTGATTGCGGCCTAATGCCGGTGCCGATAACATTTGTGGTCATAGTTGAAGTGATGCCTGAAGCATGCGCGTCGTTGCGGTTTAAATCACGGCTACGTTCACGCATTTCAGCAAGCTCAGGAAGCAACGCCTCATCCGCTGATCCGCCCCGTGGAAGCCATGACGAATGCAGGCGGTCGCGCCGCGATCCTTTATAAGCGCCGAACTTTTGCGAAATATTAATTGCTTCGCGGTACATTTTTCGTTTAAACCCTGCCCGGGGAGAGAAGAAAGAAACGACATTGTCTATGCCGCCAGCTAATTTTTCTGATAGTTTAGTTTTCATTTCGGATTCTCAAATTTCGCATACGTGGTTGTGTCTTTGCCCGCGGCAATTTCTCTGCGCAGTTGATCGCGCAGTTTTAAAAGCTCACTTAAACTTATATACTGAATATTCCTGCCGCCTATTGAATAAGACTGCACTGCTCCGCCAGTCATTTTCGTGTTTATTGCGGTATTGAGATTATCGAGCATCTCTTGTTTTGTGGGCGCCACGAAAAACTCCTTTTTGTTTCCCAATAAAAAAGCCCGTTCCGGCTGGTGCACCAGAACGAGCTTTTATTATCTATTGGGCGTGCTTTTCAAGGTTGATCAGACCTATCGCACTATAACTTTATATTACTCAAAACTATATTCACTTTCAAATAGTCGTTACTACAAAATGGAAAACGCTATTTTTCATAATCTTTTTCAACTGACTTAAAATTATATCCGCACTCTCTGCAGTAGTGATATCTGATTGGGGGATGAGAGCCGTAGCACTTTACGTTTTTACTATTACATTTCGGGCAACGCAAAGGGATAAATACCACGCCGTACCCTCCGCCATCTGTTGAATTATCCTCCGGTTGTCTTTTATGGTTGTCAGCGTCATTTTTTAACCAATTGCTTTTTTTCTCAAGCCATTTGCTCATTTAAAGCCAATTTCCTTCACGTTTTCTAATCCAGTCTTTGCGGGAGTTGTCCTGATTAATTATCCGCTGATGAACTTTAACAGCGTCATCTTTTCTGATGTTCAGGGCCCTGATAATATCTGCCGCGGCCACGGCATACACTTCGGAATCGAGATAGTGATTTGCTATCGCGTCTTTTTTCTTCTGCCAAACTTCTTTCGCGCGGCCGGTGTTTCTATTGCGCACCAAAACTTTATGTTCTGACGTAAACTGCGTTAAATATTCCTCAGTCGGGCTTTTAAAAATATGCCATTTACAGGGATCCCTCGTAGTCACCAGGCGATTAATCTTGTCTTTGTATTGGCTGACGTTTAAATTCCATAAAACCAAACCGCCCCGGATAACGCTTCCGGTTCTTGAGTTAATATCAATTTTCGAGGCCCGATAAAAACGGCCACCGGTAATTTCTTCCTGCCCCTTGATAGCCTTTGTTTTGTCCGCCCACTGGCGGCAGAATCTATACACTTCATCCGTACGGTACCCTGAGTCTATACAGCTCATATACACCGGAAGGGTTTCATTAGAAGATATCTTTTTATATTCCGTTTTAAAAAGAACATCCGCTATGTCCTCCCAATATTCAACACGATCCGCACGAATAAGCCAGGATTCCTCGTAATATCCCCAACCGCGGATAACATAATAAAAATGGTCTTTCTGGACATCAACACCGGCGGTTAATACAAACACGTCATCAGGCACGCAACCCTGATCGTAATCTCTGGATAAAGATTTTATTCTATCAACTGTGGTTTCTTCGATTTTCTCTTCCCACACCTCCGCAAGCCACGAATTAACAAAGTTCATCAACAACTCAATATAATCTTTCGACTTTAAGAATTCAGCGGCAATGTCGCTCCATGTAAGCCACGGGGAATAGAGGGAGTTTATTGAAAATCCACGATGTTTGCTTCTGACAATGTTTTCTGAAACGCTTCCGTCGTCATTTATCTCGGAATCTTCAGGGACCCACTTGCCCCGATTTAATATTCTGCTTTTCTGATAATCTTTAATGCGCTTATTGCAGTAAAAACATTTATACGAAGCAAGGCGTTCGTTCTTGATACGTTCTGACGATTTTTCTTTTTTAGGCCACTTAATCTGCCCGAATAAAAGAACCTGATATTTGCCGCAGTGAGGACACGGCACATAATAGCGGCTTCGGTCTGATTTCTCATATTCCCGAAAAACATAGCCGTCCCTTGTGGTAGGCGTGGACACCTTAACGGTCTTTTTATTCCAGAATGTTTTTTGCCGCTCACTGGCCAATTTGATCGGGTCGGCTTCACGGCCCGAAAACTTTGGATATTTATCGATCTCATCTAAAAAAAGATAACGAATAGGCCGTGAGGCAAGATCAGCCGGTGAATTCGAACCCGCAAAATATAAAGTCATCCTATCCAGATGATATTCAAGCCTTGTTATATCATCCGATAACCTCGGCAAATGTTCGCGCAGGGCATAAGAGCCTTCAATCATAGGCAAAACCCGGTTGCATGAAACGCTCCTCGCGTCAGTTTCTCGCGGCAGAACTACCAGCGTAGGGCCCGGATCCTGGTCAATAATAAACCCGAGCATGTTGAACATGGCTTCAGTTTTACCTACCTGAGAAGCGGCCATAACCGTTATTTCTTCAACAAAAGGATCCGTAAACGCGTCCATAATGCCTTTAAGATAGGGTGTCCTCGAAGTCTTCCACCGGCCCGGCTCTGCAGAAGTCACCGGATTAAGATAACGAAAATTGTCAGCCCATTGGCTAACCGTTATCTTTTCCGGACGTTTCCATGCCTTTTTTTCTTCCGGTATCCATATTTTTCTGTCTTGTTTTTTTGTTATCATGTCTTACTCCCGCAAATTCATCTATAATTTCACTGATCGCTTCGTACAGATCAACTTCGATTTCTCTCGGCTCTTTCATAGCCAGAACCGGTGCCAGCCTTGTCGGCAGGGCAAGAAAGGCTCTCTTAACCGCAATAATTCTGGCAATCCTTCCTTTTTCTACTTCCTCCCGAGGCATAAGCTCACCGGTTACTCTTTTAAGTTCCAGCTCAAGTAAAGATGCTTTATATTTCCTGAGCTTGGTCTCCCAATAAATCTTGCCTTCGGTTTCTTCATCAATAGTGCCGCTTCTTCCGTCATACCATCTTTTAATTTCTTCCAGGTCATAATAACCGTCTTTTGTAACCGGCATGCCTTCGCGCTTCCAGCGATAAACTGTTCTCCAGTTGACCTCCATGATTTTTGCGACTTCTTCGATTGTCTTCACTGTGGTATCACCAAGAGGTTCAGTCTCAAAATCCTCAAGCTCTTTTATTTCCTGCTTAGACAGAGCGGTGCCGCTGTGCAGTTTTTCGATTAAATGCAAATATCGTTTCTTGCGGGCAATCTCCGCTAAATTCTGATTCTTATTTTGTTCCGCCACTTACGCCCTCCAATACAGCCTTATTACCTGTAAACTCTTCCCATCGTTTAACCGTAACATCACAAAATACAGGCTCAATCTCCATAGCGAAGACTCTACGGTTAAGACGCTCTCCGGCAATAATCTGCGAACCTGAACCGCAAAACGGTTCATAGCAAATCTCACCAGGCGCGGTATGCACTCGCATGGGAATGGCAAATACCTCAGTAGGCTTAACTGTTGGGTGATTGATCCCGGTGTTTCTTTTTTTACCTTCCCAGTCCAGCTCCCAAAGATCCGTGTAGTATTCCGGTTTTGACGGATCTCCTGACCTTATCAAATCAACAGTCCAGACACTGCCGATTGATTTATTCTTAGGTTTATACGGCGGTTTGTTGCCGCGCACCCACATCAAAAGACACGGCTCATGCCGCCATGAATAAAATGAATAGGTAAGAATAGAGCAGGGTTTCACCCAGATAATCTGCTGGTGAATAAGCAAGTTTAACTCATCACAAACTTCCTCAATCATTGCTTTGCGTTTTGAAGCGTGCCATAAATAGAGAGCCGAGTTGTCCTTTATGTGTTTTAGTCCCGCTTTATAGAACAATTTTATAAATTCTTTCGCGTCCGGGATATCGATCTCATGATACACATCAGACCAGTCTTTTCCGCCGGTAGGCCTGTCTGCTCCGGTATAGTCAACACAATACGGCGGATCCGTGGCAAACAGACTTGCCTTATTGCCTGCCATAAGCCTTGCGACATCTTCATCTTTAGTAGAATCGCCACAAAAAAGACGGTGTTCTCCCAGTATCCACAGATCACCTTTTTTTGTAACCGGATCTTCCGGCGGTTCGGGAATATCATCCGGCAGTGTTTTTCCCGCGCCGGTATTTTCCGTTTCAAACTCCGCGACTTCTTCCCGCAGTTCTTTCATGCGAAGCGCAACATAATCATCAGACGATTCAGTGCGCAGTTTTTCCAGGAGGGGAATAATAGCCTCTGTCCATGACCCCACGATCTGCTGAGAATTGAGAGTAAGGTTCATAGCCATTTCAGAAACCTCATCCAGATCAACCATGATCGCGGTAACATTTTCAACGCCTTCTGCCTGTAAAATCTTATACCTCTGATGGCCGGAAATAATCCTCATATTGCGTTTATTGACTACCAGAAGATCCACCAGCCCGAACTTCTCAAGCGACTGCCTGAGGCCCGCAAGAGCCGCATCCGAAATCTCTCTTGGATTGTACGGTGCCGGTTTGATTACTGACATTTTGACATCGCAAATGTCAGGTTTTACATTAATTTTTGCCATTTTCGCCTCCTTTTGACCATAATTGCAAACATCATAACTCCTTTATTTACAGCGTGTTTCGAGCAGGTTGCCACCTGGGTGCCGTTTTTCTCAGCCCCTCAATCATAATTGTCCCTGACATCGTTTTTTTACCTCAAAATCACTGACAAACTGCGCCTCACCTGACCCTCGGCCCAAGCCCCCTGGGAAGGACCCGCAAATCTCTTACCAAATCCATCCCAATCCCATAAGCACATAAGCGAGCTGAATTCCACAAAACAGCCCGAAGAAACCCTCGCATACCTTCCAAATAAAAATATTCGCGGTTAGTTCTGTGTTTGAAAGACGGAAGAGGGTAATGAATGCCAACGCAGTAAATATATTCCATACCGATACTCCGATTGGGATTGTAATTAACGCATAAGCCAGCCCCACCAAGAATCTCTGCAACCATATCTTGCCTTCGCCATATCCCAGTGAATATCCTGCCCCGGCTACGACCGCTACCGCAACAGCCTTCCACCACACAATACCCACAATAAAACAAGCAAGCATATACACAGAGGGAAGGATAAACCTGCGCCATCCTTTCCATCCGGGTATTTCATCAGAAATCTGAGTGCCACCCAATGCAAACAACAGCCAGCTTACAGCCGGTATAAACACCATCAACAATTCTTTATTCAACATATTGTGCCTCCGGTTATCTGTTTTAATATGTCAGCGAATCTGCCGATTCCCTGTTTCTTTAATTCTTTACCTTTCTTTTCATTCATATTGGAGAAAAAAGCCGCGCTTTCCATCTTCAAAACTTTAATAAACCAGGGATAAGGATCTCGAATCCTGCCTTTGTCTTTTTCGTACTGCTTACATATTTTAATCAACACCTCATCCGGTATGCTTTCGTCTTTGCGCCATTTCGCGTCTTTTTTGAATTTATTAATAAGCTGGTAGATGTTGAATCCCCGGTTATAAACAGAATCCAATAATTCTTTGGTTTTAGAAGAAACATCATCGCCTGTCCCAGCCTGTTTATTAACTATCTCTTTTCCATTCTCTTTTCCATCCCCATCCCCATTCCCAACTGAGATATTCATAGCATAACCGTTCGTTAACGGTTGCTTAACGGTTAAAAGCTCTTTAGGCACCGGTGGGATAACACTCTCGCGTTCGGTCTTGTGAGGTTTTTGGTGTTTCTGCCAGTTGATGATCTGGTAATATTTCTCGCCGTCAATTTCGTAACGCACTATAAACGGTCTTTTACCGTTCTTTTTATGACAGGCTAAAAGCCGCATTATCTCTTCAGCATCGACTTCATCATAAGGCATGATCTCGATCTTAAGCCTTTCAGGACGGTCTTCGCCACGGCCCTCGCGGTCAGCCTGCACCCATAATCCCTGATAGAAAAGCCTCGCTTCAAAGGAAAGCTCTTTTATGTCCTCATCTTTAAAAAAATCGGGTTTCAGATATCTTATTCTTGCCATAGGTTTTATTCCGCCTTCACAAAGTCATACCATGCCATATTGCCTTTTAAGTTCCGCTTAATACATTCATCCTTAGTCAGTTTTCTCAATATACCTTCCTGCACAAAATCCCTGATCGTTCTATCAGCCCGCAGATAGTAGTTTTTGCTTTCATAAGCTATGACATCAGCTTTTGAGAAAATCTTTTTTTGCCTACACCAATTCAGTAATTCTTTTCTTTTATTAACCATTCTTGTCACCTCCCGATTATCGGCTCATCTTATCCAGCTAAAGAAACCCCATAGAGCCAGAAAAAAGTACACAATAAATAAAAATGACTGAGCGTATAAACGCTTGCGAAAATCTATAACGGCCCAGCAAGCGTTGGTAAACATCCATACAGCAAAACCGGCCGGGCTTTTATTCACATTCAGCACAACCCCGGTAATGGATAGCACCGCCAGAGCCCACATCATTATCTCCATGAATTCTTTTGAATCCTTCCCAAACGGTCTGTTCGCTTCAATAAACTTTCTCCGGTTATAACTACTTAATCCCTTATATAATTCTTTCCATCCTTTATTAACTCTCATCAGGGCTCCTTTCTTTGCGCTTGGGAACTCGCTCGACTATAAAAAAATCTTCTCCCACGCTTTCTGTCGCGCATTCAGTAAAGACACTTGCGAGCAGAGCGCCAACTTCATCAGTGACATGAATAATCACGCGGTGTTCGGACATGAGAAACGAACCGTCCATTTTTACCCTGGCCTTGCCGAAAACACCGCGTGCCGCGCGCATCGCGGATTCCATCTGCTCACGGATCAGGCTCTTATCGATCCTTTCGTCAAATTCGAACTTATATACAAATTCCATCTCGAACCTCCTATCTTAAAAATTCCTCAAGTCCCGCTTCCTTGAACACCGTTCTAATACGCTTAACTTCTGCATTAAGTGTTGTTCTAGGAATATTCATTTTTTCACCAGCTTTTGCGATACTTATTCCTTCCATAAGAAACCGGCAAAGTTGTTTTTGTCGAAAAGAAAGATTTGCTGTAACTTTCGACATTGCATCAGGAAGATCTCCTGCCGTTATTTTTGAAATTACCTGTTCCTCCTTCATTAGAACTTTCTCCTTCGCGTTTACCGAATAGGTCTCTTCCATAGCGTCAAGCGATGCACTCAAATACATTACTTTGCGCTTATTTCTTTTTTCAAATTTGACAATATCAGCCAATTTGTTTCGCGTAATTCGGTTTAGAAATGTCCGTTCAGATGCTCCTAATTCAGGGCGGTATTGGTCTTTAGTGAAAAACCAATGAACCAGACATTCCTGCATGAGGTCATCAAACCCTTCACTTCTAAGACATGCATAATTCTGCTGAGCGCACCTGATAAGACATCGCACTTCCCGTAATTCCCATTCCTGAAATAAGCCACAATAATTTTGACTAATATGGACACCTCGCTATTTGGCAGTGTCCGGAAAGTTATCCATTCGATTCCGAACACAATCTCCTTACGGTCTTTTTCCCCAAGTAAGTGGTTTGCATCCGGATAATTCATCAGGCGTTGGCTCTCTTTTTAATATTCCTTTTAATACAGCTTTCACGGCTTCGAGGATCTTCTGGTTCTGTATCCTACGAGCTACACCTTCCAGAGGTTTTTCCGGGAATTCGACATTGAATCCCCGTTTAAACCGATTCTCAAAATTTGATTTCTGCCTGTCTCCCATAATGTCCCTCTACAAGCTACATACGACGACTTTTCAAAAACAGACGAAAAATAATCAAAAAAATTGTTTTTTTCGTCACCTGGCCGAAAATCGTCGTATATAGCAATAGAGTTTGTAGCTTGTGATCCCCGATCAGAACAACCCTAACGTCTTGTAATAGCTTGACTTGTAATGCCTTCTATTATAGGGTTGGGGCGCAACGAAAATCTGGAAGAAATCTCAGGGGCAACACAAAATAAGAGGCAGGTTAAAATGGCACAAATAATCAGATCAAAAGAGAAAAAACGATTCGTAATTTACACCCGATGCTCTACCGATGATCAGGCTCAGGGTGATTTTACAACACTGGACGCGCAGGCGCATCACTGCAAAAACATGCTGGATGCCTTCGGCTATGAACTTGCGGATATTGGGAAAAAAGGAATTATTAATGATGACGGGTTTTCAGGAAAAGATCTGAACAGGCCGGGAATACAGAAGATTCTTGAGGATATAAACAAAAAGCGGTCATTTGACGGAGTAATATTTTTCCGTCTCGACCGCTTAACAAGAAATCCAAGGGATCTCTACTCGCTCATTGATTTATTCAGAGATAAAGATGTTGATTTTATTTCAGTAAGGGAAAACCTCGACAGCTCAACTGCCATAGGACGTGTAGTGATTGGAATTTTAGGACTGTTGTCTGCCTTTGAACGTGAACTGACAGGTGAACGAGTAAAAGCTTCAGCTATTGCCCGTGTGCGACAGGGCAAATGGGTAGGCGGGTTCCTGTGCTACGGGTACAAACTGATAAAAGACGGTGATCCCTTGCCTAACGGAAGACAGCCACATAAGGTTGTACTGGACGAAAAAATTGCGCCGAAACTGCGGATCATCTGGGAAATGGCCGCTGATAATAAGTCTCTTATGGAAATCGGCCAGGAGTTAATACGCCGGGGCGTAAAAACCCGCTACGGTAAAGAATGGCGTAAACAAACCTTATCAACGATTATTAAAAACCCCTTCTATAAAGGATATCTTCTTTATGCTAAAGAACTTCATAAAGGAAATCACGAGGCCCTGATTGAACCCGCTGTCTGGGAAAAAGCAAACAGGATGCTTGTCGCCAGACTGCCCGGACACGGGTTCAGCCGGAAACCAAAATCATATGATTATCTATTAAGTGGATTATTACGATGTGGTAAATGCGGTAGCCACCTGATATCGATATCTAATAAGGGGCGATCGGGAAGGAAGTTTTGTTATTACATCTGCGGCAGGTCCAAACAAAAACTCGGATGCGATGAGCTGAGTATCCCGGCAAAAGTATTCGATAAAGCTTTAATAGACTATTTTCGCAAGGCATCAGAAAACAGGGATATCATCGTAAAAGGAATAGGCGATGCCATACGTGAAGCTCAGCTGATGGCCGGGCGTATTGATACCTTAATCAACGAAACGGAATCAAAACTAAACGACTGCCACCATGAAGCCAAGACACTTCTTGATCTGGCAATGAGCGGAACTGTAACGCAGGGCGCTACATATAAAACTAAAATGCATGAATTGGATAATAAGATCGTTGCTCTGGAAGACAAACTAACCAAGCTCCGAACACAAAAGACAGCCAGTGACATGACTGCCAATTCAGGAAACTACCTGCACGAAACACTCCAGTTTGCCATGCAATACCTCGATAAAGCCCCGGCAGATGCCCAGAAAAGCCTCATACATGCCCTTGTTAAAGAGATTGTAATCCATAAAGAAGTTATAGATCTTAAAATGTACCTGGGCGATCCGGAAGAAACCCTGCAGGCCGATATATCCGACTGCAAACATGCCGTAAAAAAGAAAAGCCCCGCTTCGGTATTAAACCGAAACGGGGCAGTAACCAACCAGACGCTTGGTGCGTCTGTTCGTCAACAATGGCTCCCCGGGCTGGACTCGAACCAGCGACACCGTGGTTACAACCTTCTTACGTTTCCGTTCCGCCAGAGGCGGATCCACCTTAGGTGGAAAGGGTAGGACTATCTCTTTACCCTTATAGGGTATCGGGCGCTATGGGGCTTATTGGTAGAGATCCTCATCCCCTAGTCTCTGCACATTCCTGCTTACACTTAGTCTCTTTTAGCAGGCTTTGCTCAGGATTACCATAGCATTGTTTGCCGTAGGCTTCCCTGAATTCACCCAATTTTGCAACCAAGGTTACCCTTGGAAGCTGCAACAGTCCGGCATGAACCTCACGATGACAATTGGAACATAGTAAAAGGCATTTATCTGCTTCTTTAAAAACCCTTGTTATCCGCCTCGTACATCCACTTTTAGAAATGCCAAAATCTTTCTTGTGCCCTTCTAAATGATGAAACTCTAAGGCGTCTATACATTTATTGTATCCGCAGATAAAACACCTACTACCCCTATAGGTAACAGCAAGTTCTTTCGTGCGTCTACGATATTTCTCTACTCTATCAATTAAATACTTGCGCCTATCAACGTACTTCCTTTTGTCAACGATACGACTCACACCTCCTTTCAC